CTTCATCTGATATCCATGCCCTTCCATACAAACTAATTTAGGATGGTAGATAGCCTTGTCCAACGTCTGCCACACTTCCCAGTCCATACCTTCAGCATCAATAGAAAGGAAATCAATCTCCTCCCTCACTCCAAACTCTGTAAGAACCTTAGTCAGGTTCCTTACGGGGACCTGAAACACATCATATTTTGTCTTGTACATCTCTTCACTAGCCTTCTTCACTTCTTGCTTCATGGTAGATACTTGTCCACCACAGTACAAAGTCCTCAGACCTTCTTCCTCACCAATAGCACAGTTAACACAGGTTATTCCGGGGCTATCCTTGTAACGTTTCTTTAACAGATCAAATGCCGATGGGAGTGGCTCAATCAACATACCTTTCCACTCTGGACGTTTTAGTAACATCCAAGAGTTGGAACCAGTTTCCCCATCAGCCGCCCCGACGTCAACAACAAGGCCGGTTGACACACCACGGAAAAACAAGCCTAACAAAGCATCTTCCCCGTATTGCCCGCCACTCATGTCAAAACTCCTATCTTCTCCTGCCAGTATTTCATAGACAACTTTCTCATAGCGGGAGAGTCAAATCGTTGTTTGAGCAATACTATTTCCTTCCACAGTCTCTCTCTTGTTACCTCAGCCCAGTTATCTACTTGAAGACAGGGAAGGTCATCCAGTATCCTTGTGGCAGGACTTCTTAGCACTATGGGAATAGACCCTAATGCCATAGCTTCCCAGTGACGATGGCAATCGGGTCCGGCTCCGGGTGGTGACAATGTAAAGGAATGAGTGGCAAGGTCAAAATAGAATTGCTCCGGGGAAACATCATCAAAGTTGTTTCCCCCTTTTGTTGTTACCCAAGCATTCCCTCCAAAAAACTCATACAGACCCTCCCTTTTTCCTTTGAGAGAAGGACAGTGTCGGCTAAAATTCATGTACATTAAATTTGTGGGCTGTTGAAACCCCTTCTTGGCTTGCTCAAGCAACACCCGAGTCCTGCCTGGGTGGAAAACAAAGCCAATGGGAATAGATATCAGCCGGGTATCCCCCACTACTACATTGGTACTGTACCAGCACACCACGTTCTTAGGGAGTTTGGATAACATCTCTGAATCAACAGAAGCATCACTGGAAGAAGTGATTAGAATACAGGGACTTCCCTTCTGTAGTTCTACTTGGTTTCTCTCCATCCAGTCTGTTTTACAATAACGTATCGGCAGGGAAGTAACTTTGGTGACGTCAAATGCTACACCTGCCAAATCAGCAAACTTCTGGCAGTCAATAGGATAATCCATCCACTCTGCACTCATCTGCTTTTCCTTTTTCTTACCAACAAATCCCTCGCCGTGTCCTCTCCTGATTTGAAGAGCACTGGAAAGGATTGTACCTCAAATCCAGCTACCTCCAATTGTTCCGTATTGTACTACCACTTGTTGTTTGGGTCAGGGGTCCGGCGTTCCCGGTCTGCCATAATAATTTCCGGTTCTTCCCCACAAAGACTAATATAGTATTCTCCCACATCTACATTCAACAACTGAAAAAGGTTTTAGAACCTCCAACACCGCTTTCAGGACGGGCTGGTGTGAACCCCAAGTCTGTTCTACCTGCCAAGCATTCTCAAGTGTCATATGTTCACCGTTCTACAGAAAGGAACACGTTCACAGGGATAAATTTAGGCTGGTGAGGGACATGAGGGAAATCCCGCCGCTTTCCTGTGTTCAAAAAGGGTCTTGTCCTTCTGCCACATCTGCTTTGCTTTGTGAAGATGCTTAGGACGTTTGACATCTATCTGCCTACCCCAATGGTCATGGTACTGAGACAGATCAGGACGCTGTTGGAAAGCCTTCATCTTGATTGCATACTCCTGTAATTCCTGGTCACTGAAGTAGTGAAAGTATTCTTCCCAGTAAGGACCCTTTCCACCATAAGCCCCTTGAATAAATTTCCGGCCTATCCATGGAGAAACTGCACACTGGTTGATACGACCATATATGTCCCCTGTGGGTTGCATCACTCCTAATAGGTCAGGAAATCTCTGGAGGAAATCCTGCCCAATTTCCTGAGTAGTCTTTTTCGGCTCCGGGTACACATCATCACCTACCACCACCACAACATCTCCCGGAACCTCTCGACACAGGATGTTTGCTGCTGTAGGAAATCCTTTCCATTCCTGTTGGACGATGACCCAGTCTGCTTCCAGAAAATCTGTGTGTTGAAGAGGAGGATTTACCAGGACTGCTACATCGTATCCCATATCTTGCCATTTGCCAATCAAAGACCGGGAACGTTTCACCGATACTGTTGGCCACACAGCCCATATGTTTATCATCTTTCATACCCCTTTTCACCGTTAATAATTCTCTTAAAACGTTTTGCACCACGGCAGTGTAGGATAACCGGGTTTAATCCTGGACAGTGACGCTGAGTAAGTTCGACTATCCAAGTATACCCCTGTGGCAATTCTACAAATCTCAATCCAGCTATCTTTTTGACAGCCATTTCCAAAGTTCTCTGGTCCCACGCTTCCTTACCATTGGGCAAAATTATGGGATACCTTTCATTGATAATTATCCATCTCTGAACCAAACGGTTACACTGAATAGTATTCCCCAAATACAGCGTTCCAGAAAGGAGGGGTCCGTGTGAGTTAACAAAATGAACAGCGGCAATATCGGCACAGATGGTATCCAACAGAATAGGGGGCTGAACCATTATGGTATCCACATCCAAGTATAGCAAAGGTTTTCCTGGATGTTCCTGAAGCATACACAGGATAAATTGAGCCTTGATTTGAGTATTCTTCTGCCAGCTTCCCTGATTAGGAATTCCACAAATCATGTAACTGTAACCCACACTTTCCAAAGAGGCTTTGAGAACCTCTGCCTCATGTTCATACGGAGTGTCTACCGTGAAGTAACCTATTACTAAAGGATGGTGCGGGGAGCCGTCCTTATATTCTTCACGGGTCAAAACCTCCATTACATTTCCCCTCATGCTTCCGCTACAAGCCCCAATGTAACAAGTGCCGCACGTAAACTCCTAACATCGTCAGCCAATTCTTCACACTTGTCCCGTAAGGCAGTAACCTCTGATTGGGAATAGGCGGCACTGATAGTCAGTCCACCTATTTCCCCATCCGTATTTCCATGTAAAACTGTGGGAACAGCTGTTTGAGGTTTTATGAAGTCCCTCCAAGCTAACCCATCATACACTGTAAACAAATTTTCATCATCCACCCAGAATAGATAACGTTCAACCGGAGTAATGAAAATCCATGAGGTTCCATTATCAAGGGTAACAGCAAAGTTTCCATCCTGTCCAGCCCAGCCACCCGTTGCTCCTTCCGCTACCAGATAGCAATCCCCAGTAGCTTCCCCACCCGGAGGGGCCGTTAGGTGTCTGTCTTTAATACCAGCTTGGACCAACACATCCAGAAGTTGTAGGGCTTGATTGAATGTTACATCCCCATTAGACTGCCCCTCCTCTAACAGTGTAAGACCTAATCTCAATGTATCACTCATAGTATAACTCTCCTTTCAAAGCCTCTGAAAATGGTGTTGCTTCGCTGATACAATATCATGTTCACCGGGTCACCCGGTGTCAGACCATCAGCAGTCTGCTCCACTGCTGAGTATGTTGTAGAAAATCCTTCTATTCCACTTGTAAGTTCCTTTGTTCTCAATACCGTCCAGTCACTGTCATTATCACAAAACTCAACAAACATTCCAACAAAGTCTACGTCTGGCATATTTGAGTCTACTACCTGCTCACTGAAAGGCCGCAAAGAAGAACGGGTACGGCTCTGAGCCATAATAGTCATATCATTATTCACTCTCACTACTCTCACACCACAGGGTGAGAAAGGTTTCAGCGTTCCACCTTGTAATGTAAAAGGATCACTCACTACACCGGCAACTACTCCACCAACACCTACTCCCTTATAATATCGGGTGGTGTTTAATGAACTGCGGCTCATTTCCCGGAAGGCCAATCCAGATTGGTCTAACAAGACAAACCGCTCATTAGCCGCATGACTGTCAATTTCATTCTCTGTACCTCTACGCCCCCGAAGTAAACCAGACAGAGTGTAATGCCCAGTGGAAACAAGGGTGGCAGTTTTGTAGGCTATAATTTCCTTGCCTATAATGGCCCAATTTCTCTCATTGAGAACCTCCAAGACCGTCCGGCTCTCCAATGTCCCATTTGTCATTACAACATCAATAGTGTTCCCTTCATCCCAGATGCCATAAGGCCCATCACCAAGGGTTCCGCTTGTCCTCCCCAAAACACCCTCTGCCCGCACCTTCTTGACCTCATTGAAAGTGCTGTTATCCAAACTTTCATAGAGGGACGCCCCCCGCCAGACTGCACCACTGTCAGAACAAGCCAGCACGTAGTAAAATCCGGGGGTCAATACATCTATATCTCTTAGCAGAGACACATCAATGATTTCATAAGTAATGTCAGGTGCTCTGTACACCATTGTAGTAAATATATCTGGGCTTTCCGACACACCATCAAAATTCTCTGTCTGTGTCTCTACTACAACACCAACTACTTCCACAAGGAAGTTGGAACCAATAGATACCTGTTGGACAAGGATTTCATAATCTTCCTCTTCAATTGTAACCAACACCACATCATTGGGTTCCAAGTCCAAATACTTAGGAGGTAAGGTGAATTCCACCTTCCGACTACTCCCCCAAATGGTCCAAAGTATTCTCCGGGCTATGGCTCTGGCATCACTAGCTTCCATAACCAAAGGAGTATCTATTGTTTCCACTCTGGAGGAAAGGGTATCATTCCTACGTTCCCTCTGACTACCCGGCTGGTAGTTTGCCGCCGCTTCTATGAACTGGACATCTACCTCCTGTGGCAAGTCCAGTGGGGGACCTTCTGTGAACCGAGCCACATAGGAGGGCTCCGAGTCAGGGGTGTGAATAGCTAAGTCATCCTCATCCACAGCATAGGTGGTAAGGCTGGTACGGGGAACAAAAACTAACTTCCCGGAGGACTCGTGTACAACTATGTTATAAGCCAGCATTATAGCCCGTATAGCAGCATCTACGGGCTGGGGCCCACTAGTTATCAGCCCCCGGATACTCCCGGAAAGGAATGTCACATCATAATCAGCCGCTTCCAGACCCGCCCGTTCCAACAGACTTCCAAGGGCTTGAGCAATGGTTTTTGTAGTATCCGCTTTGACCAGAAAGGTGAAGTTGGGAATGCGATTGCCAAAATCAGTGATGTTGAAGTTCTCAAAGACAGCATAGGCAGTCCCCCGATAAGCCGGAACATTCCCTGCTCCTTCATAGGATTCAATAAGAGTATCCGCATTCTGTGTCAGGCTTCCCGTATAAATAGCTACATCAGCTAGTTTGGAAACATCACCCTCATCCAAATCCTGAAACAAATTTATTGAAGCCCCTGCTGACTCAGCTACCACACCTTCATTGTAAATCTCTACATGGGAAGTCCCCTCATTATAATCATACCATCTTTTGCGAACCCGGAATGTCCCATTATTTCCTGGATTGGTGGCACCGGTTATCACTATGTCCTGACCACTCTCACATTCAGACAAATCGGGTCCGCCATTGGGGGAATTGATTGTCATTATCTGTTTTACCCCTGTTTCCCACCCATAAATAATTACAATGGAAGTTTTCTCAATGGATAACCGATTGTCAGTAATGTTTACATCTGGGTCAGCATCATAAACCAATTTTCCATCAGCCCAAATCTTCTCAACAGACTGGATTTCCCCTTCACAAATAGCTACAGCTAAACTAACATAGTAGACATACTTCTCCTCTGCTTGGGAACCCCCCTTGCCCCCCGCTACAGTTTCAATTAGCTCAGTGCACCAGATAAGGGTTCCACACAAACGGTTTTCTGGACCCATACAAAAGTGTACTGGTGAACCCTCATTGGCAGACTGCACTAGTAAGGACATCCGCCCGGACGGTTCCTGTTTGGGGCCAAGGCCAAGATAATTTGTCTTGGCATCAATCCAACTGCCAACATAGGCTCCAATTGCACCCCCAAGGGGTCCACCTATATAATTACCAACAGATGTTAGAACAATGGTACTCATGACTCAACTCCGGGAAATCTAAAAACATACAAGAGCCTTTCCTTCCACCTATCTGAAAATTTGTGCTCCACAACCTTCTTTACTCCCGCCCAAGTGTGTATCATTCCCCTATCAGTGCATATCCCTATATGTTGAGGAAACTTTGTTTTTTTGTTCATCCAAAATACCAGAACATCCCCAGCCTTCATTTTCTCTGGGGAAACACGGGTCAATACCTTTTCCAATTCTGGAATGAGGATTCCTGGCATAGGTTCCCTTGAATAAGTGGTATTGTCATAAAAGAAAAGGTTCAGTTTCTTTGCTATATAAACCATCAGGCCTATGCAGTCCAACCCGGCCTTGCATATTCTTCCTTGATGGTGAAAGGGAGTACCCAGACATTCCCGGGCCGCTGATAGGATTTGCTCTCTGGTTATCACTGCTTACTCCCCGGTGTTTTCAGCAAGACATCCTGTCCCGGCACAGTAGGAAATCCCCCAAAGTTAGCCAAGTTGTTGAATTTGCTTGTACAAACAGATTTGAGTTTGGAACAGCCAGCATAAATCTTGAAGGTATCCCCTACCTGTATAGCAAATGGAGTTTTCAGATGCAGTGTAACCTTACTATCCGGGTCTCCTAAAAGCCAATCACGTACCTCGCAAAGAATTCCGGCATTGTTACCCCCCGCCAGCCAAACCAGCTTTCCATCATTACAGAAATCAGTGTCAAACATCCCGTTGGAAACTTCAAATATCCTTCTGTCATCCAGCCCGGTATCTGTAACATCCGTAACTACACATCCATCATCTTCCAAGTCCTGATAGTAAGAAAAACTCAGAATGTCCACCACCCGTGTAGCACCACCAAAGGAATTTTTGTCCAATGCAAACAGAAGATAACCATCATTAACTACCTCTGTATTGGTATAGAAAGAAGTCCATGTGGAAGTCCCTGTTGCCCGATAGTAGCAAGTCAACACTCCTCCTGAATAGACTATCCGCAAATCAATCCCAGCGTTTATCCTCACTGTAGTAAGTACAGGTGCAGCTCCCTGAGCCACCAACCGAACCATAGCTGGTGAACTCTCCCAATCCAACTCAATATGAACATTCCCCGTTCCCAAACTGGATTTGGTATAAGATGTGTAATAGGGCCAGTTGGGAGATATAACTAAGTGAGCATCCAAGTCATCATCGTTTGGAGCTTTGATACCTATTGCTATTATCTCTGTGACCTTAACCCTGCCCAACCGGCCTATCCCCGCTGACCAGTTTGCTTCATACATAGGCATACTTATCCCAGTTATTCTCGCTCCATAACTCCCATAAACCACCGTGTCATTGACAGGGTCATCACTGGTAAAACCAACATTGGCAGAGGCTACAATAAGACTGGTTATAACAAGTACATCCTCTGCTGTCAAATCAATCCCACAGTTAGTATCCCCCAACGTATGCCTACAGGTCCTGCCATACACCTTCCCGATGGGGTATTGAAGTTTGCGGGGAAGCCCTTGTATATTAGCTTTCCACTGATGGCCATCATAGGAAACGTCAATAATCCAGTAATGACGCTCAAGCACAGCCCCAGCCCATGGATACTTCCTGTCCACCACATACTCCGTCAGATGAGCATCCCGGTATCTGCCCGCCCGGAGGTCATCATGGGTGATATAGCTAGAATTGATAACCCCCATAATGTCCAGATTTTGAGCCCCCAATGAATCCTTTGATTCTCTGGCTGTGGAGGAAAAACTTCCTACCGGAGTATAGGTATTTCCCCCAAAGGAGAGTTCATAAATATCATCGGTAAAGCGGTAGATAGTTCCATCAACCCTCTCCAACACCCACAATGTTACAAGACGCGATAGCCTCTGGGAGATAAGCCCCCGTTGACCCGGAGAAAGTGTCAACATACTAACTCCCTATCATTGTTATCTTGTATACCCAAATACCGGCTTGGGTAGTGTTGTTGATAAGCCAGAGTTGTGTGCACTGTCCACATTCACACATCACTACAGTATTTCCCTCATTATCTTTAATTGTAGCATCATCCAAATTGGAATTGTCTAAATTCAAAATGAAAAAGGCAGGCCCACCGGCCTTCAGAAGCCGGGCATCTGGCAAAGTAATATCCCAGTTCCCTCCTTCATGGTCAAAGATTTGAACACGTTCACTGTTTGACAAAAGGGTACTTGTACCATCTTGAACGGCTCCTCCCATAAACGTATCCTGACTTATCATATGGCAAACCAATCATCACTTGACCCAAGAAGGATAGTGACAGACTCACCAGCGGCCACAGAAGCATCAACAACGGTATTGTCCCACTGTATGATACCAAAGGCTTCCGTTCCAGCATTGTAAATGAACCAGTAGGGTCCCCCGGAAGGCCAGCCAGAAGGATTTGGAAGGATAAGATTCTTGGAAGCAACTGTTGCTGTACATTTCAAAGCCCGTCCCAAAGCTAAGGATAACTGGGTGTTTACAGCAAAAGACAATTCAGCCCCACCCCCATAATAGAACTCATCTGGAATAGCTGTTTCATCTATGATTTCCACAACAGGTATACTGGCAGAGCCGGAGCCATAGTCATCCAAAGACAAATTCATCAGGCTATCAGCATCTTCTCCAAACCTTACCGGAACATCAAACTCAAACCCAACCTTTACCAGATGACCGTTTGTTGGAGCAACAGCAAGGGTGACAATGCCTGTCGTAGTGTCCACTGTATAATCAACGCCTTCTGTCTTAGAAACACTGTTGACAGAAACCACCACCGTTCCTACCACAGGCTTGGTAATGTTGCGTACAAGTGAGTTCTCACCATTTGTATATATTTTCTTTAGCTGGAATAACGTTTGAGAACCATTCCCCGTCCCAATGGTCTGGTCATCATTAGCTGGGGTTGTCCGTCCATCATCGGCAGAGGTAAAATCCAACCAATCTTTGAACCGGAAGCCATGAGCGGCTCCGTTGCGTGCCATGTAAAATTCGTATATCTCGTACAGGTCATCCCATGACTTGATATTCTCCGCAACATTGTATTGCCGTCTTGCCCCTGACCATCGGGAGATGCGGACTTCCTGACCAGCATCGTTTTCAAGGATAACAGTACGGAAGCCGGGTCCCCCCTGACTACCAAAACTTATCCCAGACGGAAACTGGACTTCATGAAATGCCATATCAAGCCTTTTCTAATTCACTGCGGACACGTCGCATAATCTGAGAAGCAGAACGCCGGAAGCTATCTGGATTGGGAGTGGTAATATTCATTACAACACTGGTCCTGTTTCCTCCCGCCATCTTAACTCCAAGTTCACCCTTATCATTCCGGCTCAGTGGCATAACAGCCTCTGTGCCTTTTTCACCCATCAGCCCCAACCGTCGTCCACTCAATCCAAACAAAAAGGGTCCGGTCACTACACCTCCACTGGCAAAGGGCACTACAGCACTGGAACTAAACACATTACCATTTGCTGAGGCAAGTGCTGGAATACCCATCGCCCCTTGTAACCCTTTTATCATTGGGCCAATGACCAAATTCCTTACGAGTGCCCGACCAATTTCATCCAGCATGGACTTGATAATACTTCCGACGTCCTTTGTATTCAAAAGAAGGTCTTCAAATGCATTCCCAAAAGCAGTTGTGGCATCCACCGCCGCTTTCTGAACATCGGTCAAACTGGTAGCAATATCATCAACTGCATCTACGGCACCATTAGCCGGGGAAGGGAGGTCAGTCAGCCCCTTTTTTAGATTTTCCAATCCCTCCTTCATCTTGTCCAAAGAGTTCCTTTCCCCTGCCCCGGTAGCCGTGTCCAAGGTATCCTTCAAATCCAGTTTGGCTAAGGCCAAGTCAGAGGTTTTCTCGATGAAGGCAATTTCAGCTTCCATGTCCTTCACAGTGTTCATAAGTGTTTTCGACAATGATTCCTTCCCCGCTTCTCCCTCAGCAAAGCCTCCTAAACTCTTTGAAGCCTCATCCAGAGAACTCTTTACATTCAGAACAGACTGGCGGAGAACGGCTGACCCTTTGTCAACCATCTTCAGAGTACCTTCACCAAACAACATGTCCAACATTCCCCGTGTATTTCCCCCTTGAATCAACAGGATGCCAGCATCCATTATGTCTATCATCTGACCCACCAGCCAGCTTATCTTATTCACCACAAACTGGGCCATCAAAACAGCTCCTTGCATTGTGAAATAGTACAAATCACTCCACGTAGATTTCCACATATCCTGCAACAGCTTGAGCCCATAGGTTAAGTAAGTAGCGGCTTTGTTCCAGTATTCAAACACCATTGTGAAGAACATTTGGGCCCAAGTTTTTACTTCATATCCTCCTACCCATAGACTATTTACAAACTTCAAGATGCCTAAATCAGCATTACTAAAAGCATCCACCACCATCCAAACCGCACCAGCCACAAGAACAGCAACAGCAACCCATGCTGTCCCTGCTATCCCCAAAACAGTAAAGGCTCTTGTCACCCCGTAAACTGTCTTCAGTAGATACCCCAGGCCCAAAACCAAAGGGCCAATGGAAACAACAGCAATCCCTGCTATCACCACCCACTTCTTATTCTCTTCATTCAAGTCCCGGAACCAGTCTATTGCTTTTTTCACATAGATAGACAACTTGGAAATCCAAGGTGCCAGAACATCTCCCACAGCAATGGAAGCCAGCACTACATTATTCCACAATATCCTCATCTGGGAATTGAATGACTTCAATTGTTTGTTAGCTATCTCATCCGTCATTCCCCCTGCCTCCCGCAGAGCCTTTTCAAATTCTCTTATTTGTTCAGAGGTTCCCATCAACATTTGCAAAGAACTGAAAGAACGGTCTTGGAACCCCAACATTTGAGCCGCCGCTTTCTTGCTCCGGTCACTCATTGTCCCAAACTTCTTCTCCAATTGTCCCATAATGTCTGCTAAGGGTAACATCTTCCCATGAGTATCATAGATGCTCAGCCCCATCTTCTTCCACACATCAACGTTCTTGATGGAAGCCCTTTGCAAATCCCGGAGAACAATGCTTAGACGTTCACCAGCTTCTTCCCCCTTAACTCCCTGATTAGCAAAGACCGCCAAAACAGCAACACCTTCCTCAATATCTTTGTTCAACAGCTTCAAAGCCGCCGCCGCCTTGTTGGTAAGAGCCTGACTAAACTGTATCACCTCAGCATTGGCCAAAGCATTTGCCTTAGACAAAACATCAGACACCCGTGTCATATTCTTCATATTCTGATTAGCTTCCTTAGAGGTAAGACCCAAAGCTGATTGGGCGTCTGCCAACAGGGTGGTGGCTTGGGACATGTCAAACATACCTGCTACAGCAAACCTTTCTACCACGGGGAGTGCCCCTATTGCCTGCTCAGCAGTGTAACCCGCAGAAGCCAAGTAGTAGTAAGACTTGGCAAGTTGTTGAGTGGAGGTTATGGACCTCCCAGAAATCTCCTTGGCCACCGTTTCCATTTTGATTTTCATCTCATCTGACATATCTCCCATAATGGCCAGAGATTGAGTCATGGCATCATCAAAGTTTCCAAATGCTCTGGCACTAGCAACTCCAAATGCCGTCAATGGAAGAGTGACCCGGAGCATCAGACTTTTCCCTATGTAGATCATACGGTTAGCTACCCTGTTCATTGTAGTTTCAACATTGTACATAGCTTTGGAGAAATTAGTGATGTCCGCCCGGAGATGTATCCACAGGCTCCCAAGGTTCATACTAAAAGCCATACACTACCTCCCTTGTTTTCTTTTCTTGACGGGGAGTTTTTGATTGGATGATAGAACCTTCTTGTTTCGGGTTATACCCACCCAGAAATTCTTTGATGCCTGAATTTTGTCTTCCAAATCTTTGGGTAGTGTTTTGGAGGAAAACTTCAGGATTTTCCGCTGAATAGTAACCAAGGCCGGATTTCTTACTTGCCCCCG